CGCCGCCCGCCGCCCCAAGCCGCCGAGCTTGAAGGAGCAGGCGCTGGCATTGGTGGAACAGCATGAAGAAGGCTGGCGGCCATCACCCAAAGACTGGGATACCATCCGCCGCGCCCTGGAGGCCCTCGATGACTAAGCCTTACCGCCTAACACCAGAACAATGGGAATCCATTGAGCTGTACGCCGAAGACAACGATCACGACGCCTGCCTACTTGAACTCCGCGCCAGGGTCAAGGTGCTAGAAGATGCAGCTCACAAGCACATCGTCGAAACCAATTCAAACATTTTGGCTTTGTGTAGTCGGGTTGAATCGCTAGAAGCTGCTGAACGCCAAGCATCAAAGGTCTACCAAATCAGCAAGCCTCTGAAACTTACTGTAGAGCAACAGGCGGAGTTACAGGCATTGCTGACGCCCAACTTCAGGGTTGGTATGACGCCAACTTCTATTTCAAACCAAGTTGATAGTTCGCTGGTGGATCAGGTAGCCCACGCTATTGGCCGAGATGATGAGGTTAGCAACTGGGAGGAGGAAGCCCGCGCCGCAATCCGCATGGTGGCCTTGTGGCTTAACGAAGCTCCCTTAGATCTTTACCCCGGCGATCGCGGCATCGTCGTCAATGCCCTTTATGACCAAGCAAATCAATGATTGACTACAAATTCGTGCCACTAAACAGCCTTGAGGATCGCCTCGGCGATGCCCTTGGCCTTGCCATTGCCATGATCCGCAACCCGAACACCGTGAACAACAAAGCCATGGCTCAGGTTGAAACACCCTTTAAGGAGTGGTGTGACGCCATCGTTGATGGAGGTCGGCTCGATGACTGACCCCACCCCACTGAGCCCCGCCGCGCAGGCTGTCTGGAATGCCGCCAACAACAGCAGCGCCTATGGCCCAGAAGATTGCCTCAACGAAGCTCGGCAGATAGCCGCCGCCGCCCTGCGGGCTGCTGCGATGCACCTGCGTAGCGAAGAGTATGCAATCTGCAATGGCTCCTCCTACGCCATGATGATCGAAGTAGACGATTTACTTGACCTTGCCACCGAACTGGAAACGAATGACTAATCCCCTATCCCCCGCTGCGCAAGCCGTTGCGAATGCAATCGAACCGTTGGACTGGGAGTCTGGCCATTGCAACTACGAGGATATTTGTTTTATATCAAGACAAGTAGCAGCCACCGCCCTGCGGGCTGCTGCGGATCAGGTGGTGCCAGAGAATTTGGAAAGCTACGGCATTCGCTATGAGCTGTTGAGAATCGCCGCCGAGCTGGAGGGCCAGTGACCTACTGGCGCGTCCTGGCCAAAGCCCTCGGTGAGAAGGGTCACCCTGATCCACGCATCGCCGACCGCATCGCCATGGTGCGCCTTGCCATCCTCAGCAGCTACCTACTAACCAACGCCTTTATCGTTGCCGGAGTGATCCGCCACTGGAACCACACATGAAACCAGCAATAGAACGCGGTGAGAAATGCTACAACGCTCGCTTGACTGAAGAGCAAGTGCGCCTTGCTCGCATCTATGTGATGAAAGGGCCAGTTGGTACATTGCCGCAACTGGCTAGGCGTTGGGGTGTAGGCACGCAGACACTACGCAATGCAGTGATCTACAAAGGTTGGAAGCATGTACTACCACCGACTGAATCTGAGCTAGCTGCTACGCCGCTACCGGATTGGCTGGAAACTGTTGGCAGGGGAACCCAACGAGCGCACTGCGGGCGATGCGTCCATTGGGACCATAACCGTGGTTGCACTATGGGGATACCTGAATCAGGCAATGGTGGATTCTTTGCCGCCAGTTGCGCGGCCTATGCCACTACAAGCCTCGCTGACTAACCATCGGATCTGCGACCGCTGGCTTGCTTCTAGCTCCGCTAACAGCAGCGCGTATTCCAGCAAGCCATTCCAATCACCCTTGGCGTGCAATGCTCGTAATGCACTTGCATTGGCTGCGCCATGGAACTGTGCTTCCATTGTATGAACTAATGGATTCATCATGTCCCCATCATTCCAGAGATACCTTAACGAGATTGCGCGGTATCCACTGCTCACAGTGGACCAAGAGATCCAATACGGCAGACGCATTGCCAAGATGCGTGAGCTGCAAGAACTAGAGCGCACACTGACTGATGCAGAGCAGCGGCTGGTGCGTAGCGGTCAACGTGCCCGTGAACGGTTTATGCAATGCAACCTACAGCTAGTGGTGCATGTAGCAAAAAAGTACGAAAACCGAAGGCGCAAGTCACTTGAGATCATGGACCTCATCCAAGAGGGCAATATCGGGCTTGCCAGAGCGGTTGAGCTATTTGATTCATCACGCGGCTATAAGTTTTCAACTTACGCCTACTGGTGGATTAAGCAAGGCATCCAACGTGCGCTATCGCAAAGCGACGCAATGATTAGATTACCGACTGGGTTGCATGACCTGCTAGCAAAGATAGCGCGTACTACGTCAGACCTTGGGCAACGCATAGGACGCACACCAACATTGAATGAAGTAGCAGAACATATCGGCGTTGATATTAATGTTATCTATGATGCACTACGCCGCAGTCATGCAGTGCATAGCTTAGATGCAATATCAGCCAACAGCGAAACATTAACGCTGATTGACATGATTGCCGACCCTAAGTCATTGATTGATATGGATGAACTTAGCATCAGCCATCAAGCGCAGGAGATGCTTGAGTTGATTGATAAGTATTTAGACGACCGCTCAAAGTTTATAGTGCGCAGCCGTAGGCTACAGCAACCACTGACATGGGCTGAGATCGCTGCAAAGCTTGGCGTTGCGCCATCACGGGTGCAGCAACTTGAACGCATGGCGCTGTTTAGATTACGAATGATGCTCAACAAAGGGAAGGAGCTTAACGGCACGCCGCTTGGCGGCTTAGGCTAATCAAGCTGTCGAAATTTGGGGGCTGTCATGCCGCAACCTACTATCAAAAGAATATACACCGGCTCTGGTTATGTTTGGCGTGTATGCGTTGCTGGAGCGTGTAAAGAACATCAGCAAGACTGGCAGGCATTAGTTTTTTATCATCAAATGATTAGTAGTTGTTCTCCATCCACTGCTGCACTTCTTTCTCCAGTGTTGCGGACCAAAAACTTTGTAGCTTAAACCATTCTTGCCAGTGCTCGCTACCTTTGCATCGATTGCAGTTTTTGCAAGCTGGCACTAAGTTGCTAACAATAGTTGCGCCACCTTTATGGCGTGGCTTTATATGATCTAATGTATCTGCTGATGCGCCACAATATGCGCAGCAGTGTTGCCATGCGTCAAAGATGCGTTGTCTAAATTGATGTTTTGCATTGCGTTTGGGGATCAGGTTGGCGCCATCAATCCGATGATCCATTCAATCGGTCAAGATGGGAGCCGACACGGTAAACCCACGCGCTGAGTCAATGAACCGCATTAACTGCTGCGGACGCTCCGGTGCAAAACCCAGCTTCAAGCCGTAAGCGGTTGCACCGATCAGGCTGCCGTTTACTGACCAGTTCTGGCCCAGCGTTAGCTGATGGAAGTGGCCTTGGAATGTGTGGTCAGCGCGAATTGCTTGATCTGCTCTGTGAATCCACTTGGTCAGCGGGATTGTTAGTCCACCAATGCCGCCTTGGTAACGGCAGGCGTCACCGTGGTGGAAGCGCAACACCTGGCCCAGCACTGTCAGATAGGTCACGTTGCCGTCAGCAATCTGCCAGACGATGCGCGGCTCACTGCGGAAGTGCCGCTGCAGGCTTTGATACATCAGCCATTCATAGCTGGTGGCATGGCTGTTGTCGGCCTGCATCTTCTGAGTTGTGCGCCCGTGGTTGCCGTGGCTGCAAGGCACGATGATTTGATCAAAGTCGCCGTGCTCAAGCAGGTAATTCAGGCCCGCCACAATGGCCCGCTCGCATTCGATGATCTGCTGCGTTGGGCTTAACTCCTGCATCTGCACCTGTTCAGGGTGAAGCCAGTTGTCAATTAGGTCACCTCCTAGCCACACCACCATCTCAGTGATGGTCGCGCTGGAGCGAACCATGTTTACCACCTTCAGCGCATTGCGGAACAGGCCCTGCGCGCGTTGGTGGAAGATGCCTACGTCAAACTCATTGAGGTCGTTTACCGATGCTGGACGCACCACTGCACCGCAGTGCCAATCGGAACACAGCAGCACCGGCACTGATTTAGAAACGGCAGTTATCGGTGGCGGCAGAATTGCCAAGTCGGTTGGGCAGTCCACGATGCCCAGCGCCGTGCTGAGTTGCTCCTGCAGTCGCTCCACCTCGCCAATTGCTCGCTCCTGGCCATCATTGGCGGTCTTAGCAGTGGCCTTTAGGCGGCGCACCTCCAACTGCAAGGCCAACAGTTCTGCGGTCGTATCGTTTCGATTTCCCTTGGGGCACATACCTGGCTTGCATACAGGCCGCCGGCCACTAGAAACCTGCACCCATTCAAGTTCGGATTCAGCAATCCACGCCCGGCACGCTGTTGTGCGGCGGCATTGGTAGGTACGTTCGGAGTTCATGTCAGTAGTCCCAGCGAACGCGAGGCCGGCCTTTGCGGATGCCGAGGTGGACAAACCCCTTAGGCGCACCATAGCCGATGCTGAACGGCCATTCCTTGTCACACCAGGCTTGCACCGCATTGATGTCTGCACCGTCCACAAAGAAGTCCACCGCGCCGACGCTGGGCGCGTCATACAGGTGCTCACTGCTAGATGCACCACCAACTGCGCGGTTGATTGCTGCAGGTCTGTAGCCCGAGGTGATGGTGATGCGCTTGCCTCCAAATTGGACGCGCACACGTTCCAAAAATGCCGCCAGCTCGATGGCGGTGTCTACCTGGTGCTGAGCAGTGAAGCGCCGAGCAGGTTGCCCCAGTGCAAACTCGCCAAGGGTGAAGTGTGGCGACAGCTTGGTGCTGAACGGATCAGATGGCTTCACCTTGTATGGGCTGGCCTGCGGCTGCTGCGGTAGTCCTTGGCTCCATAGCTTGCCCTCCGCTTCACGGCGCCGCTTCAGGCCAGCTTCAAAGTTACTGCCAGGGTTCCTGTACAACATCATCGCTTCGGGCACCTTGCCCCAATCCTTTTCTTTTAGCCGCTTGCTGATCGTTTCAAAGCCAACAGCGCCATAGAAGCCAGCGCCGAGATTATAGGCAAATGACACCAGCGCCGACCGCTGGTCATCAGCCATCTCCCTCCAACCAGGCACATCCTTAGCCAGTTTGACGGCGATGCGGTCCACCTCCTGTCGAAGTAACATGTCCGCCTCGATGCGGTTGATGCTGTCGCCTTGCTTGACAGCTCTGCCGTCTTGATAGCGGGTATTACCCCAGCCAATTGTCCACCGATTGGCGGGGCACAAGTAGGCTTCAAGGTGGCAGCCTTCAAACTCCTTGATGATCTTGAGCGCTGCGGCCAGATCGGCCTGCTTGCCGTCTTGACTCCAAGTGGCAAACCATGCGCGATCGCGGCGCATAGCAACGGCGTAGCCATTGACTGCTAAATCCTGTTCCAGCAGTTGCAACGCAGCAGCTTGATGCGGCAGCGCTTTATAAAACCGGAACAATTGCTCCAGCGTGATCGGTGCGGTGTTAGTCACGTTTCCAAGGTGCGTGGATACTCATGCCGCCACCGAGCAAGCGGCTGTCACCTGTTTGCAAGGTGTCATCTATAGGGTGCTCGACGATGATCGGATCGGGAGCTTTAGGTTGCGTTGCGTGCCAGTCGGCTTCAGCTTTATCTAGCTTGGCGGGCAACGTCAGCTCAAACCACCACTGTCTGATGGCAAATTCAAGCCGACGTTGCCAGCCGGGCTTACCAAAGCTGATTAACGCTTTTTTGCCTTCAGCACGTTCAGGATCTGAAATGCCAGTTGGACAAGGCTGTTGCTCTTCAATGGCGACAAGGCGATCAGCTCAGACGCTGCTGCGATGATGATCCAAAATGCGGGATGGGACAGGAAGTCCACGGTTAGATGCGCGGTTGTACTTCCAGCTTACTGACACGCTGCTCTACTGAGTTGAGGCGGCTAAAGGTCTCGCGGTTGGCGTCGCGCATATCAGTATGAATTATCTCCAACTGCGCGACAATGTGCTCTACTGATGCGGTCAGGCGGATAACAGCATCACGCGCCTGGTCGCTGCGGCGTGAAAAGCCCATCGCACCCATTGCCGCCACTGAGATTGACGCTCCCGCCACCGCCGCTAAAACTTCGATCATTGCGGCAGGGGGCTACTTATGTATCTTAGCGACCCTGCCCACGCAGCAACTTGCGCCCGTGGCTTGGTTTTGATCGTGCGCCATTACCCTGCCGAGTTCCCTTGGGTTTACCCGGCTGGTGCTGCAGTGATGCGGTGCCGGTCTTGGCTTTTACGACCACGGCACGCCAGCAGCAGTAGTGGGTGTGCGCTGCTCATCAATCTGCGATTGCAGGGCAGCTTCAATCTCGGCTACCTTTTCTTCACCGCCAAGCTTCTCCTGCACCCAACCGATGACGACTTCAGGGGTGAGGTCGGCGTAGGGGATGACGTTGCCTTCAGGTGCTTCAAGGCCAACACTGCCATAGGCACCAGCGGAATAGGTGCCGTCGTTGGCGTCAACCGCGTAATGAACCACGATCACAATTCCGTCGCTGGTGTGCCTTTCCATCTGGGCGACGCCCCAGGTGTACTCAGTGGTAGGCAGAGCGGTGGTAGCCATGGGATGATCAGTGATGGGGACAGTGTACCTGAGCTAAGCGTGGAAGTGAAGGTGACTACTGGGCTTAGGTGGCAATAATGCCAAGGGTCCGCAGTTTTGCCAGTAACGCATTCAACTGTGTAATTACGTCAACGGCAGTAGTGGCATCAGCAACAGCAGTGGGTTGCACCACAGGCGTAGCGTTGTAGAAGCCCAGCTTCTGCGTGGTAGCTGTGCCGATCTTGGTGCCAGTGGTGGTGCCAACGGCGATGTTGCCGGCCTCGGCCACCTGGAGCACACCTGCGCTGGTAATACGAAGCCGCTCCGTCGGGGTATTGGCGCCAATAGTTACATTCCCTGTGAAAAACTTGAGATCCATGCCGCGACTACCATTGCCATCAAAATTCCCATTTGATTCAGCGGTTATTTTTGCAAAGATTCCTGTATTACCGCCAGAAGTATCAGCAGTGTAAAAGTTAATCTGACCAAATACAGAGTTGGCGCCAGTAATGTCAGTGTTTGTGTTGGTTAAGGTAACGACACCGCCAGAGCTGCCCGCCGCCTCAATAGTTGAACCTGAGTTAAACGCAGTAGACGTGCCAACTAAGAGCCTGCCGCTGGTGTCGATGCGGGCGCGTTCACTGCCAGCAGTCTCAACCGAAACAGTATCCGCAGCGGGGAATCGAATTGCAGTATTAGTGTTGCCGCCGTGGATAATCTTGTCGGTGATGGTTACGTCGCCATTGACATCCAGAGTTGTGGCAGGGCTTGTATTTCCAATCCCTACAAGCCCTGTATGAGTAATGCGTAGTTTTTCAGTGAGCGTTCCAGCGTTAGCGGTAGCAAATACAAGTCCGTTTGAGACGCCACTTCCAGCGTCGTAACTGTTAATTGCGGCAGATACATCAAAGGTCGTATTTACAAAAGCAATGTTTCTGGAGATGTCTCCAGTAGTTGATTGATCAGCGTTAAGAATTAACTGGTATTCACTGGGTGTGCTACTAAGCGGACCATCTCCGGTCCCTGGGCCTAGGTCAAGCAAACCGCGAGGGCTACTGGTCCCCAGACCTAAAAGGCCAGCGGAGGTTAGGCGCATCCGCTCGGCACCATTAGTCCATAAGGTAATGGGATTGGCACCATTCTGAAAGATGCGCGACAACCCCGCTGTGTCTTGCCCTACAAGCAAAAAATTAGCTGGAGCGCCATTGCCAACAAATTCAGCGTAACTGGAAACACCAGCACCTCTACGCAAGGCAAGCGGATGCGTCGGGGTGCTTGTTCCAACCCCTACATCGCCATCTGCATCAACAAACAACCGCCCCGTGCCACCCGTACTGATGGCTACTTGGTCTGCGCCTGGGCTATAGATACCGGTGTTGGGGTCGCTTTCAAACGCGATACTGGGTGCAGCAGCGGTGCCATCGGGCATCCCGCGCATCAGTTCCTCGATCGTGATGCGTTTGTTCTTGCTGGCTGCCGCTGCTTCGCTGATGTCAACGATTGGCAGAAAGTCACCTGACGCTGGCGTGGTCAGTGCTGTCAAGTCTGAAATCTTACGGTCAGCCATGGCTGGAGCAGTCCTTTATGACCTACTCTACTGTCTCTGTATCGGATGGCGCAATAAAGCTGCCATTGACGTAGCCCCAGCCGATACCAGCGCAATCTTGAAGCTCTACTAGTTCGCAGTCATCAGGTGGCTCCCATGCTGTTTGCTCGTCTAAGACGATGACATTGATGACAAGGCCGTTTTTAACGATTGCGTAATCCATAGTCATCACCAGATGTAAACGATACAAAGGCCAGCACCGCCAGCACCACTGGCAACTGCTGTTTGATTGGAAGCGCCGCCGCCACCGCCTGGTACGGATGCAGCGGTGCCGGTGTTGGATGTACCACCATCACCACCGTTCAGGCTATCGCCGCCAGCATATTGAGTGGCGGAGCCATCTGCGCAACCACCGCCACCACCGCCACCCCAAAAAGCAGTGCCACCGCTACCACTGCCGGCGTCGCCGGAACCGCCGCCGTAATCACCTTTGCTTGGCCCCGTAAAACCGGAATAACTGCCACCTGATAATGTAGAGCTGTGGCCATTACCGCCTGAGCTGCCAGAACCGGCGCTAAGACTGCCGCCGCCGCCACCGGCGACCGTGCTGCTGCCGCCGCCGCCACCGTAGGCGCTCATCAAACTGCCGAAACTACTGGTGCCGCCGACATTGCCATCTGCATTAGTGCCAGATGCAATTGCTGCACCGCCTGCGCCGATCGTAACTGCAGCAGATCCAGGCAGGTCTGACAACTGAAATAGTCTTTGCACACAAGCACCACCGCCGCCTCCGCCAACAAACGCGCCAGCATTGCGTGTGCCACTACCGCCGCCACCCCATATGGTGACCAACGCAATGGTGCCAGCAGTGGGTTTTACCCAAGTGCCGCTGGACGTAAACACTTCCTTGGTTGAGCCGGGCGGGATAGCACCCCAGCTAGCGACAGTGCCGTTGGTGGTTAGGTACTTACCGCTTTGACTGGTCTGTGATGGCAGCGTACCTTCAAAGGCAATAGTGCTAGCACTGATTGTGCCGAGTGTGATCCATGCATTATTTGAAGCATTACGCTTTTTCCATATCGGGTTGGCGCCACTGGTGTCAATCCAATCCTGAAAAGCAACCGTTACTGAAGGTGCAGTGCTGCCACTATTGGCACTGAACAATGCCGCAAGGTTGTTGTTGATGTCAGCGCGTACCGTTGGGAACGTCGCGTTCTGAATCGTCTGGTCAGCTTGTGCCATTAGATTTCCCTCCCGTAACCAACGGCGGTGTAGGTAAAGCTGCGTGTCACGGCTGCACTGGCGCTGTCCTTAAATGCCACTGTAAACCCTGTTCGAGTCACCGAGGTCAGCGTAAAGAAATCGCCGGTGGCCATGTTTGATGGGCTGATGGTCACATCAGGAGCCGCGTAGAAAGCATCGGCGTAGGTCACAGTATAAGTGCTGCTGCCGCTGCTGCTAGCGGTTTCAGTGCGTTGCTGCAGTTCAGCAGTGGCACCAAGTTCGCTGATGACTAGCCCCACCTGCGTGGTGCGTGTGGCACCTTCCACCTTTAGCTGGATGCCGCGACCGCGCACAATGGCATTGGCGTATTCGTTCCAGTCGCCCCAGGTAGGGGAGCTTGCTGGGTTGTCATCAGTGACGCGCACATAGGTGACGGCATTTACCTGGTCAAGATCGCCGCCGTCAAAGTCGCTTGGCTGGTCATCAAATAAACCAGGCACGCTATCGAATAATGTGCCAAAAGATACGGCACCACTTACGACACGACGCTGCACATTTATGTCGTACACCTGCCCTAGATCAAGCGCATCTTCGTAGATGTACTCACCTTCTAGGTCAACGCTTGGGTCGAGGAATAGCCCGTCATAGCCAGCGTCATAACCCAAGTTGGTGTCAGTGCCGTTGAACTTAGGCGACTCATCTTCCTCGGCCCATGTCTTCACCACTAACCGTGGCTGTGGCGTGGGTAGCACCGCCGGGATGCCAACAGGCGTAACGGAACGCACGCCAGATTGATCGCGGAATGCAATGAAGTAGGTGCCTTCTAGTAGCGGTACTTGCTTCTGGGTTTGATTGCCTGCTGCTGCTTGCACGATGGCATTACTGGTTGCCCATTCTGCTGTAGGCAGTTGCCGTGGGTCATGGCGTATTAGCACCTCGCCGCCAATTAACACGTCAAGGTCAGTTGCTATATTCCATTGGATGATGGCGCTGCTTTCATTGATCGGCACCAGGCTGACGCCGGTCACATTCGCTGGTGGTGCGCCAACGCCTGTCACCGCAAACATCATCTCAGTCGGTGCGCTGCTAATCACCTGCGTAGAGCTGATTGCATATACCTCCACCTGGTAGTTGCCAGTCGTTACGTCCTCAATTTCGTACAGCGGGCCATACTTGCGAACCTCTGTCCAGTTGCCAAACTCTTCACGCCACCGGATGCGGTATTCGTTGACGCCGCGAACGCCTTTCCATGTCAATGCCAACTTCGTCGCAACCCGACCGTTGAGCGGGTACAGGATTTCGGTGCCAATCAAATCCTGCGGCGTTGCAGGTGGCTCGTTCAAGTTGGTAATGTCGCGGGCTTCAAGCGGTGCGCCACGTTCTACATAGTCGTATTTGCTGCTGTTGTAACTGACCGCAGTGATCGAGTAGTTGATGCCATCTTGCTCTTGAAGGCCAAGCACTTTCCATTGCGTTGGCTGGATGTCATCAGTTTCGACCATCCATGCAGCGCCGTTTTGAGGTGCCACGCTGAACGATGGTGACACTGTATAGACGCCAGCAGTTAGATCTGTTATGCCCCGTGATTCAACAATGCCGTCATTTAGCACCACGCTAAGGGTGCCGGTTGATGGCAGATCAACTGCATTGTCTACCGTGACAGTAGATGTAGTTGCGGCACTGATGCGCCCAGCACGGCGGGCGCCAGCCTTGACTGGATCGGCAATGTTGATGACTGCACCAGGGCGAACGATGATGCCGTTTTCTAGGCTGGTGGTGAAACTAACTACTTCAGTCTCATAGCGTTCGGAGTAGAGAATCCACTCGCCAACGCGATGCGCTTGTGATCGGCTGGTGGTTGCAAATGCTGTTACCTCTTTGGTTACCACGCCATAGCGAGCGATACCCTCAGGATCTTCGACCACTTCACGGTCGATGTCACTTAGTTCTAAGTTGAGCCAGCCAACAACGACAACAGTTGAGCGGGTCTTCAAGCTGCTGGATTCGTAGGAGAAACCTTCTTCGCTAACATTTGCAAGACTAAATAATGCAACTGGATCTGATGGCTGGTCTTGCATCATGCTCAACGATCCAGCCGCCCAATACGGCATGGCACGGAAAATTGAGCACATGTCGTTGATTAACTTATATGCCTCATCCTGAGATTGAATGTTGACATTACAGCTAAATCGTGGCTCGCTGATTGGGTCATTGAGGCCGGTAGATACCAGTTCCCCACAATATTTACTGGCTTGAAAAAATGCCCACTTGTCCAGTGTGTTGGCTTGTATGTGATCACCCAATCCATAGCGCCTGTCGGTGAGCAGATTCCACAGAATCCAGGCGGGGTCGCTGGTCCATGCAGCAGCACCGAACGTACCATTCCAGATGCCGGCATAGGTCAGCCTGCCGGTTTCCAGGTCAACGGTTGCATTGCTTGGGATAGCAACCTTGATGCCACGGATCTTGTATGCACGTTGCGGGATATTACTGAACTGCTCAGCGTCGATCCGGGTGGCGACGTAGGCAGTGTTTGGATACTTGAGCTTTTTGTAGATCAGCTCGGTGTAGCTTGACCATGAGAAGGCATTCGTTTCCTTGATGCTGGTCGGTTCTGCTGATGTGCGGCTAACACGAATGTCAACAGGAAACGCACCAGCAATATCAACGATGTAGTCTCGTTGATACAAATCAGACGTGCGACCTGAAATTGTGTCAGTGATGACGGTGGTGTAGCTACCAGCGGAATATCGCCGCTCGATAGCCAACGATAGTGACGAACCAACGATGTCGCCATTGTCGAGTAACTTTTGCAGCAATGACACGCTGATGGTTAGGCGTACAGCGTTAACGTTGGTATCCGTAATAGTTTTGACAACTGGCGTTGCAAGCACCACGTCTTGACCAACCGAAACTTCTTCTTCAACGGCATCAAAGCCTGGTACATACGCTTGGCTTTGCGTGCCAAACTTGCTGACAACAGTGACGTTCTTGAAGTTGAAGTCTGCGTCCTGTGGCAGCGTGTTATCAGCCGTAGCATTTAGCAGTCGGGTCTTGTTGAAGTAAATATCTTTCAGTGACGCATTTATGTATTGCGTTGTGCCAGGTGTTAAGCCAAGGCGTGATGGTGTAGCAAACCCTTCAATCTCACCTTCGCTGAGAATCTCAACGATCTTGGCGTAGGCCGTTGAGTCGAGGTTGTCTTTGGCTTCTGTGGATTTACGAAAGGCGCCACCAGCCTTACCCTTGCCGCCACCGCCACCAGCACCGTAGATACTCATGAGCCGGAAACCTGCACGATGTCAGCGCCGGCGCTAACAACAATGCCGCCAACCAGCATTTCGCCATAGACAACAGGCACCGGCACACCAGCACGAGTGGTGTTTTGGATGCCGCTAAAACTGAAGCTCTTCTTGGGGTCGCCTTCGTCTGTATTGGTTGTAGGCGTTGGCGTAAGCAACTGCGCGACGCCGCCGAGGACAAGACTCGTTCCCACGCCAACAATTATTTTTACTGCTGTCGGGCCTAACCATGCCGCTGCGCCAGGGATTGCAAAAGTTGCGACAATCAACGCGATGCCGAGCAAAATCCGCCCAATGGCACCAGCTCCAGCTATCACCGGCACAATCTGGATCTCACGGCCCATTGGGTTGTGGACATCATCCAGCGTTAGGTCTTCGCCAGCGGTGTGGACGCGGTAATACTGCTTTGCCATGTGGCCTTCAAGTTCCGGCCAATTGGTCAGCAGAAAGCGCACCGCCTCAGCAGCAGTGGCGACATCTGCTTCCAGTACGCGATGGCCGACAAACTTAGCGAGGGCTCCGTACAACTTGATCTTACGCAGCATGACGCAACCTCCTTCCCGTACATTTTAGTAGCCAACCACCGTAAAGGTCACGGCTGCTAAGACGACTCTGCATATGATGCAACACCATCTGATCGCCTAGGTAGACGGCGCAGTGGTTCAGGCCAGAGCTGCTGATGCTCATGAACAGCAGGTCGCCCCTTTCCAGTTCTTCATCAGGCAGCAACTCGCGGAAACCTGTCGCCTTCCACCGCTCATCAAAATACGGCTTAGCTTGAAAATCTTCTGGGTTGGTACAGCGTTCCCAGTCGCGTAGCTTGATGCCATTTTCGGCGTACCAGTCACGCGCTAGTGTCCAGCAATCATGGATAGCCCACACCCACTCACGACCAATCAATGGGGCCTTAAAGCCACACGGCTTGCATTCGCCCCATGATTCAAGGTTTGGGTTGACGATATACCACGGCAAACGACTGGCTTCACAGGCGGCACGATCTGCAGGTGATGGCTGCGGTGATGTGCTCGGATGGCTGTGGACAATAGCAAGCACCTCGCCTTGGTCTTCAGCGGCCACATAATCTTCGGTTGACAGCACAAACATCTGGTCTGGTGCCGCCGATTGATTGCGACATGGGATGTAATGCTCGCGGCCTTTGATGACCACCAACAGCCCACATGCCTCGCGGGGTTGTTCCGCTTTGGCGTGATCTAATGCTGCATCGCGCCAGGTCATGGTCATCCGCTGAATGTGCCAACGCCGGGGAAGCCACCGAATGGTAGTTCAGCATTCTGCCCAAAGCGTAGGTGGCAGCTATTAAGGCGCTTGCCACATACATCACCAGATGCGCTCAGTACTGGCTGGTCTGCGGCATCAAAGTAGTTGGTGCCGGTGTAGCCGCATTCGGCAGAGCGATACGTCCATGGGCATAGGTTGGCGATGCACTGCCGCTTAGGTGCTCGTACGCCAGCAAGGTCAAAACTAGCTGCCAGTTCAAACTCAACCAAGGTGCGGTTTTCGGCGCTCTTGCGGTCGATGTAAAAAATCTCACGCGGAAACTCGGCGCTAGTGTCTTCGGTTGGATTGATTGGCTCCAGCAGGAAGCTGCCGCCATCTTCAAGCAACAGCGCATCGCTGTCTTCAGTTAGCAGGATGTCGCCGCTGACTGGGAAATTAACAGCATCTAGATACTTGGCCAGCGTACGGATGCGCGTTACCTTCGCGCCTTCCAAGCCAACCGGCAAACTAAGAATGATTGCTGTAACCGTGCCGAAGATATTGCTGACGCGAATCTTGGGGCGTGGCAGTGATCCCTGCCCGCTGTACTCAAATCCATCCGCTTCAATTGGAAACTTCAGGTAGCTATTGCCACGCCAAACTACATCGCCGTTATTGACTAGGTTGACGCCTGGATGGAAACGATAGATTTCGTTGCTGCCGTGGATAGCTGTAACCAGCTCCAGCTCAAACAACTCAATAATGGCGCTTGGGTTAGCTGTCTGAAAATCACCCGACAGGATGGTAACTGCCATCCATGTGACGGTGCCATCTACTGTCTCATTGCCAATAGTTGTTGGCCAAAATGGTTCCACTGCACCAGTAGTACCAGCAACAACGCAGCGGAAGAAGAAACCGCTAGCGGGTTGAATAGTGGCCTGAACAACATCACCGACGTTGTAGGCGTAGCTACCTTGCCATAGTGCAGGTGCGCTCATGGTTCAAACACCTGCATGAAGGTCACATCTACTTTGCTGCGTTCAAAATCAAACAGCTCTCTGGTCCAACTTGGGCATGTCCACTTGTAAGTGTTGGCATCACCCGGCGGGCTCCAGTCAAAGCTGGCGGCATCATCAGCGCGGGCATCGAGGAATGCTTCGATAATGTCGGCGTCGGCGTCGCTAACGCTGAACGAAAGCCGCCATTCCTTTGGATTTTGGTTTAGGCCAAAAATAACACGTTGTTGGTAGCCGTCGCCAAATTGTGTGACGCGAATCTTAGGTTGGCTGCTTTTGGTAGCCGAGTAGGTCGGATCGTAGTCAGGGAAGGTAGCCATTATGTGAGCAATCCTCCAGGGCGTTTCTGTTTGACAAGTTCTTGTTGGATAGCAGCAGCGATCAAGCGACCGAGCTGCTTACCTTCTTGTTCGTCGCCTTCTACCTTACTACCACTGGCGTCTACGTTCACGACCACGTTGACACCGCCGCCGCCGCCCATCTTGTCGTTAGCGACGATGGTGCCACTGCGGCCTGGTACGAACAGCTCCGGGCCACGCTCGCCCACCATGTAGGTTTGGCCGCTGGATACCGGGCCGCCTTTGGCGCGGCCGGGGAGCAGACCCATTCCAAACGATGACGGGTTAAACGATGCAGCAGTGCCGCTAAATGCGCCGCTGAAATTGCCAACCGAGCCAATCCCTGTAGCGCCACCGCCAAACAATCCGAGCAACTGCTTAAAGGCATACATGATGACCATCTGAGCAATAATCTCAGTTGCCATATCAAGAAATGACTTGGCTATGTTCTGAAAGAATGATGCCAATGCTTCTTGCGCAGTTTGCGTGCCAGTTATTATGCCCTGGAATGAAGATGCAAATGCATCACCAATACCTTGCGCACCGCGTTGCGCCATATTGATTGGATCTTGCAGTTCAGTTAGCCTTGCCTTATATTCATCAATTTTCTGTTGTGCGCGATCATTTGGATCAAGGTTTACATCTGTTCTAAATGCACCAGCACCGCCGGGCAGCATCCCACCCATCGACAATCCGGCAAGCTCATAGAAGACTTCCAGTTGCTTTTTAAGTTCTTCAGTTTGCAGCTCTAATGTTTGCAGCCTTCTGATTTCATCATTAACTGCCATCAAGTTTACTTTCTGCTCTGCATCTTTGAGTTCATTTATTTCGCGCACACGGTCTTGATACTCATATTGAATCTGCAACCGCTTGCGTTCAATTTCGGATGTGGTGCCGAGTAGTACGGCTTGACGAGAGAATTGGCGGAACAGGTCATCACCACGCTCAACTGACCGCTGCAGTTCATCCGCCAGCCGCTTGGCTTCGTCTGCAGCCTTGCTGGCCCCGCCACCACCTGCAGCGCGCCCACCACCACCGCCGCCTGCTGTAGCACCACGTAGCGCCGGCACGCCTGGGAGCCTGGGAGCCGATGGTGCCGCAGGCCCACGGGGCGCGCTTGCTTTGAATAATTGTTTTTGTAAATTAGCTTCAAAGTTCTGAGCCTCTTGGTCAAATGGATTAGCAGCTCGAAATGCGCCAAACTTATTGCGCGTTTGAATTGCGGCTTGCTCGTTTGCTTTTAATTGCGCAGAAACCCTTAAGCCGTTATTTACGCGATCCAAGAAAGCATTGATGCCATCAATCAAGAATTTGAATACAGGCGCAAAAAATGTGCCTATATTTCTTGCAAGCTGCTCAAACGAGTCCTGCAAGGTTGATAATTTACCATTCAACGTATCACTCTGCGCAATGGCTCCATTTGCATACTTGCCGCCTGCACTGGTGAGCCTGAGTATTGCAACTTCTACAGCTTCAGACCCGATACGCCCTTTCTCTAGCGCCTTTTGGAACTCTTCGCCTGAGAGCCCATACATCTTGCGCAGCTCGGTCTGCAACGCAACGCCACGCTCTTGAAACTGCAGCAACTCTTCACCTTGCAGTCGCCCCTTGGCTTGCACTTGGCCGTAGGCAGTTACCAGCCCAGACAGCTCAGCGCCAGTGGCGCCGCTTACATCTGCCAGCCTGCGGGTGGTTTCAACGACCTTACCAGCCTCAACGCCAAACGCTTGCAACCGCTTGGCCGAGTCGATCAGCTCAGTGCTGGTAAACGGTGTAACGGCGCCAAGCTGCTGCAACTCTTTGATGATCTGCCCGGCTTTCTGCGCGCTGCCGGTTAATACTTCTAGGCTGCGCGTTTGGCTTTCTAGCTCAGCAGCTTTTACAAATACAAACCTTGCCGCTTGAATCCCAGCAAACGCAATCGCTAGCTTCCCAACTGCTGCTGCAATGCCGCCAAATGCCTTTTCAGTCTGCTGCGCCTGCGTCTGCACCTGCCGCAGCTTGCTAACAGCATTTGAGCTGTCAACGTTAATGGCGACATTAGCAACTACAGACACAGCCCTACCGCCTTTGCTTCATTCTACGCTCTTGCTCTTCGTTTTGCAGGTCAAAATAACAGCTCCATAGGAGCAGCTCTTCCATTGTTACCTCTTGGTTGAGCCGGGCTAGTGAGTAGCCCAGCTCTTTAGCGATACCAAGCTGAAGCAATAGTAGGTTGTCTTTCTTTAGCTCAGCTTTTAACGCTTTTCATGTCTACCTCTACCTCTTCCGGGTTGGTGATGATCGCCAGCATAAGTTGCTGCAGGTCAGCATCTTCTACCTCGTTCTTTAGCTCAGCGATCTCGCCAGCGGCAAACAACCGTTGCCCGGCATCATCCACTGCTTTGGTGACCAGTAGGTTTAGTGCAAAGCCGTTGGGGTCATCACCACCTGGCATCTTTTGCGCCCGCTCACGTTCGGACATCGTAAGCGGCGCTGAGTAAAACTCAAAATCAGTGCCATCGTTTAATTTCACCGTACGCTTGACAGGCGTCAGGTTGGCAGCTTTCTTGAGTCGTGACAGTGCAGACGTGGTTGCCATAAATATCAGTGATTCGCTATCACTTTAAGCATAAAAAAGCCCCCAGCGCAAGCTGGAGGCGCATGTGGTAACCGATCATGCAGAGGTGCTGAAGTCGAATGTAGGAGTACCGCTTGGGCGGAAGGTGATCTCCACCATCTGGGCATCGTCAGGATTGATGTTAAGGCTAGCGGTCAGCAGCACTGCATCCATGGCGATGCTGCGGCTAAGGGCTTCAGTGGTGCCCTTGTCGGTGTACAACTTGAAGCCGCAACCAACCTGCTGACGCTGAAGCACGTCTTCCACCATGCGGTTGGATAGTGCAGCGTCTTCGTTGGTGACGTAAACGCTAGCGGTGCCGCTGCCATCAGCAAAGCCAGGGATGTAAGCGCGGAATGGCGCATACTGTCCAGCAGTTTGGCCGATGGTGGTTACGTCGATTTCAGCGCGGCTGATCTCGAAGCTCCATGACTGCACCTGCCCAACAGCGGCGTAGTCGGCGTAGTACACCTCAAACTCGTTGGGCGCCACAGCAGTGCCGTCATCAGTAATGGCGAGGATAGTGCCGCCAGCAGCAGTGGAAACCGTCAACGCGCCAGTAGCAGCGGTGTAGGTCAGGACGTAGTAGGTGGTTGCAGCCGAGATAGGCGCAGGCAAGGTGCCGGTGCCTGCAGCGCCAGTTTGGCTGTCAATTACGCGAAACTTAACCGGATCGCCTGGCTTCAGGTTGAGGTACTGCTGGATGGTGATGACATCAGTGCTTGCATTAACACCAGTCTCCGGAAATGTGCCAGTGGTTCCAGCAGGTTTGTAGTAAAGGGCGCCGGACGTACCGGACAGGACAGTGACGGCCATTGTGTGAACGGTAGTTGGCTAGTGACAGTGTAACTAGTCTAGGTACGCTTCAAACGTTGCCGTAAGTTGCGTTTGGTAATACGGCTGCGGTGCTGCTGGTGTTACCTGCGCAGGGCCTGAAGCCGCGTCAAAGATAATGCTGCTGAACTTGGCGCGGTCAAATAGGTCTTTCACGCGCTCTGCAATGGTGAAGTTAGCCGCAGCGCCAGCGCCGATAGGGGTGAAGATATTTACCACCAGCGTGCCATTCTGACGGTTAAAGCTGGTGAGCGTAGCGTAGTTGTTGTCGCCAAACCGGATGAACGCCTGCAGCCATGGCGTGTTGTTAGGTGGCGTAAACGGTACGTTCTGATAGCTGACCGGATACACCGGAGCAATTGCCATCTGCGTTGCAATGCGGCCTTCAATAGCAGCGCGGACATCGTTGTAGGTGCTGCTCATGATTCCCTGCCGATGCGTGCTGCTGCAATTCTGACGCGGCCTTGCACGTCCTTAGCGGCGCCTTGCACCCAGCCGCCAGGCGCTTGCTTGCTAGTGCCCCTAGCTAGCGGCTCTGCATACGGCAGGTTGTTGTGAACTGAGTAGACGTTGCCGATGCGCTCTTGCTGGTAGTTCATCTTGCGCAGCGGAAACATCGGTCCGGCAGGTGGGCTGGTCTTGTCGCGGCCAAGATTACTTGGTGATTGCTGCGGGCCTGCATCGTACGACCCCGCTGCATTCTCACCAACCTGCCAGCTAGCGCGAAACCTACCCGTATCAACTGGGCTGGCTTGCTTGAGCAGGCTGTCAGTTTCCAGCACCGCCGCACGCAGCAGCTTCTCCATCTGCTGGTTGCAGTAGTCGCCAATATCACCAACGCGGATAGTGCGTGCCATTAGTCCCTCAGGATTAGCTCGTAGGTAATCGCGGTGTTGTCCTGCTCGATGGTGCGCACCTCAATCACTTGCAAACTACGGCCTGCGATGATGACGCGGTCAGCCATCGTAGGCACTACTGCGGTATCGGCTGCTGCAATCAGCAGCCGCTTGTCGCCAGCCTGGATCAGGTCATTCACCTCACGGAGGTTCACGTCCTGCAACACGCCGCGCACTGCGGTGTCGCTGATAGTTTCGCTAACGGTGCCGGTAGTTGGGTTGTAGACGCCAGGTGTCACGCGGCGTAGTGTTGCAACACCACCAAACTTTGCCATCAACTTGCTGGCAACCTTACGCAGCGGGTTGGCTAGTGTCATGCAAACACCTCGCTGGCAACAAGCCTGCCGCGAGCAAAGGTGATGTCAACATTGCTGCTGTGGTTGGCGATGAACAGTGCTACTTCATCGTTGGCAGCCATGCTGATCATCCAGTTGGTGACGAGCTTGGCTTCCTCGCTGCCCGAGCCAGTGAAGGCGCGACACTCGGTCTGATCTATGGCGGTGCCATTTTTGGCCAGCTTGATACCGAGGATCTTGTTGTTGCCACTGACGGTCTTGGCGTCGATGCTGCCGTAGATCTGCATCAGCTTGGTACTGCCGCTGGTGTTCTTGACGGCAAAGGTGTTGCTGGTGCCAAGCGTCATGCCGCTGGCCGTGGCGGCGTCGAAGGTGCCAGTTAAGCCGGTGGAGACGTACACGCCCTGCGTAACTATATCGATGGTGCCGGCGTCCATCTTGCTGACTTGACCGCGCGTCATGGTTGCAGCAGCACCAGACGGACCTGCAGGGCCTGGCGTGGTGATAACGACTGTGTTGGTAGTCTCGTTGACGGTTACGGTTGTCATGGCGCTGTATAACCCTCGGAGACGTACACGATACCCTCAAGGTAGTAGTTCCGTAACCCGCTGGAATCTTCTAACAGCACGTCGTAATACGCCTCATCTGGAAACGCAGCGGTTTGCGTATCCGTCAACGCAATAGCAATGGTGCCGGTAGCACGGTTGGTGTATGTAACCGTGAAGTCAGCGTATTTAGTGGTGCGGCCAACGTTCCATACTTGCGCGTATGCGGTCCAACCGGTGAGGTTGATGGCAGCACCAGTGCTGTCTTTGAACTGCAGCGACACGTCGTAATCAGCCCGTCGCTGCACGGTGATATTGTGCTGGCCGGGTTGTACGCTCATTAGTTGAATCCCTCCAGTTGCATCTTGTCATCATCCTCGTATAGCAAATAGTAATAATCTTCTGTAACAATAAACTCCAGCACCTGCGTGCCAATCTTTGGCGCTAGCTTGAACTCACCATCCAAGCCGATGACAAACGTATCGGTGCTGTAAATCTGCAGAAGGTCAACACCCTGCAGAACCTGACCAGTAGCGACATCTAGGCGTATCATCCCTAGCTCCTGGTAACCGTCAGCAGGTTGTCATTGGCGTCGTAGGTCATCGTTAGCTTTGCGACTAACTTGCCGCCTGATCCGCCGCGATAGTAATCAACCACTGTCAGGTTGCCGCTGCCGTCGTAGGTATTGCTGATGTAGTCATGCGTCGGGATCTCAAGCCCTGCGCGCATTACCGCGTCACCGCCGCCAAGGAAAATGCTCATGACCTGCGAATTGCGACGTTACCTGGTCCACTTATTCTAAGCCCTGTCAAATAGCGTTCCATGATCGGGGGCACCTTATCAGCGCCAACAGCGCCGTAGCTTTCGCTAGGCGTCACATCAATGCTGCCGATTTTGACATTTTTATAGTCTTCCAGTCCGCTAAGGCCAAGGCCATCGGGGTTGTTGTTGAGGTAAACGGCCAGCACCACCTGCGCACGTTTGACTTGATCTGGGATCTCAGTGTCAGTGAAATAATCAGTTGTGATTCGAAACGGAAAACCAACGGCGTAAGTGTTGATGTAGGTATCGGGCTTGCGAACACCAGTTCGCGGCCATTGCATTGATTGGGTGTCAGTAGAGCGAGCACCAAGAAAGCGTTCACGATCAAGCCTCTGCGCAGCGGAATACAACGCACGGTTTTTGTTGTCCGTGGTAGCGGTGCCCCATGCTGTCGCATCAGCGTCTAGCACCATGCCGTCAATAATCAACTGCGCATCAGCCAACGTCAGGTACGAGTTTGCGTCTGCCGCGTTTGGCGTGGCGATTATCGTGATTGCCATTGTCCGGCTCCGTTGGTATCAGTTTAGGCTCTGCAATAGAAAGAGAGGCCGCCTCCGTAGAAGCAGCCTCTTGTTCACGCAGTCGCCGGAAGGCGAACAAGCCCATTAAGCAGCAGCAGCAGCAGTAGAACCTAGGCCATAAAGCGTAATTGCTTCAGAGCCTGATTCAACAGCAGCAACGTAGCCGATGAACTCCTTGGATGCGTTTTGCACTACGGTTGCCACGCCACTGACAGTTACGCCAGAGCCGCCTGCAACGGTAATTGTATTGGCGCCAGCGGATGCGTTGATAACAACGATACGAAAGCTAGTGCCAATCGCGCAATCGCCGCCGATTGCAGCTACTACAGCCGCAGCAGTTGCTGTGGTGTAAGTTGCCGCAGCGGATGGGACGCCACGGACAATCGAGTTGTAGCTTTGGGCAGCGGTCAGTGTAGCGGTAGCCGTAGGCGCCGCAAGGGTGATTTGTCCTGGCAGCAAGCCGCCGGGAATGTCGCCAAGTTCAAAGATAGAAGCCATGATTAGTTACCTCAATCGAAGTTAGAGGTGTTTGTAGCCCGCACGATCCCAAGGTTCTTGAGTTCGTACACCTTCGACCAGTTACCAACTGTTGCCAGTTGAGCGCGAGTCGGGTTAGAGGTTGTCACAGCCCACTTGCTGCCAACGGGGTGGTAGCAGTAGTGAAGGTCAATCGACATAGCGTCGGACTTAGCTAAAATATCGCGATCAGTTTCTGTCTGCATTCCCATCTGCTCACCAGAGGCAACAGCGCCTTGGGTGAAGAAGTAGGTGGCATACTCACTGGTGGAGCCAGTGCCTTCAGTTTGCACATCGTCAGAGACGATTACGCGCAGACCCATGTAGGTAGGCACGGAGTTGTCGCCGCCGTATGCGCCAGAGATGCTGCCGCCAGACTGGGTGGTGCTGGTGCCGCGAGCATCAAGGGTGCTGACATAATCAATCGCCTTGCGCTCAACCAGGTCGTAGTAGACCTTGGAGTGCATGGCAACGGCTGCCAGCTTGTCGCCTTGGTCACCCAGCAGGCTGCGGGCTTCCGCAACATGACGGGGGCTCAACACCGTAGGGGTGTCGCCAGATTCGCCGTCGATGGTAAGGCCAAAGAAAGCAGCAGATGCGCTAGTAGTGCCGAGGGTGCCGAAGACACCAGCAAGGCAAGACAGCAGATCCTTCTGACGTTGGTTGGCAACATAATCAGCGATCTTGGCGCCGATAGCAGCCATGGGGTCAGCGCCAGCAGCAAGAGCTGCGAGGTCGCGTGACTCAAAAGCACGACCACGGTGCAGGATAACGCCAACCTGCTTGTCAGCAGTGATCTTGCCAGGTGTCAGTGAGGTGCTGTCAGTCAGCACTTCAAAGTCGCCAGACAGGTTGGCTTTGAAGAAGGGGACATTGATATAGTCACCACCCTCGGTAGCATTCAGCTCAGCCATTGGTTGAACCACGCCGCTAGCCAAGAAGGCATCACGAAGGGTGGTTTGCTCAATGACGTAAGGCGTGAAAATCTCGGGGATGATGATGTCAGAGCGAAGAGTCGCCATGATTCATCTCGAAAGAATGGGTTTACGGTGTGGGCGCAGCCCGATCACCAGCGCAGCCGGTTGCAGATAGCTTAGCGTGCTGCAGCAGTCTTCAATCGTTCGTACATATCACGGTCTGTACGAAACAGTCGTGATTGCTCGGTGAGATTAAATGACTCCTGCGCAAATGGGTTCTTGACGCCTAATGGCATCTCACCACTGCTGCGCCCTGATGGTGCGCCGCTACCTTGTGGCCTTGGTTGCTTTTGCATCCATGCTGGCAAGGTTTTAGCCCATTCGCTCACTGGTGTGCGTTGGTAGCCATCGACTACTACCACCGTGCCGTCAGGGTCACGCTCGATTTGGTCGCTGCTCAACTTGGTCTTGAGCACCATGTCAGGGTCATGCACCAGATCAGCTAGTGCTGTTACGGCTGGCGTAACGAGTTCAAGCTCACGGACGCGGACTTCAAGTTCGGCGATGCGCTGGTCCTTTTGCGCCGTCGCCTCACGGTACTGCTGCTCCAAAGCTTGTCTTGCTTCGCTGTACTTACCTTGCGATTCAAGTTCAGATTGCTCAGCGCGTCGCTTGAACTCAAGTAGCTCATCGACATCAACGCCATCTGGTAACTTCTTTGACTTAGCGGTGCGCAATTCAGCAATCAGCTCTTGGTTCTTGCGTTCCAGTGCTTCAATGCTGCGTTGCATTGCATCAGTAGCCGCAGGCTCCTGAGTTTGGATTTCTTCGGACATGCTTATCCCGCAGGGATATAGTGCGTCACCACTTTACCTTATCGGCCCAGTAAGCAGCACTTAGCTTACCTTTGGCGATGTTGCTAGCGTGCCTGGCCTTAAATGATGCCCTTCTGGCCTTGTCCGCTGCTGATTCTCCTGTTCGTGCTGGTGAGCCAGATACGCCCTGCTGTCCGAAACGTATGAGCCTGATGGTGTCGCCGTCTTTGGCGAGCACCGCATGAGACTTGTTTGGGTTGCTAGGCGTCCGCTTGGGTTTGTTGTAACCCTCAAACTGCTCGCCGCGATAGGTGATCACTTTTTCTTGCGCTTAGGTTTCTTCGCGGTTTTAGCAGCAGCCTTAAATGCAGCAGCAGATGGCCTGCCAGCTTCGCCTTTACGCGCCATGCGTTCGCTGCTGCCAGCTTCAATGCGCTCGCGTTTTGCGTTGATGTTGGCGTATAGGCCAGGCTTCTTAGGCATCACTTCTTACCCTTCGGCTTGCGTGACTTGCCGGCTTTTGACAGCGCGATTGCGATTGCTTGCTTTTGCGGCTTGCCCGCCTTCATCTCGGTTTTGATGTTGCCCGAGATCGTCTGTTGTGACTTGCCCTTCTTCAGCGGCATGACGCCATTCCTCGATACCTAGTAGCAGGTTAGCGCCGTCTGCTGTTGCCCAGCCCTTATCGGTGTAGATAGCCGGCACCCATGCTTCACCTGCCAATGCCTCGACAGGATCAGAGCTGATGCCAGCGGGCGTGAAGTGCCGGAGGTTAGGCAGGCCCATATCGTTTACGAAGCTGCTCTAATGTTACCTCTGCGCCATCATCACGCACCAGTTTTGCGATGGCATTGCGTGGCCCGTACTTATCCGCCAGCCTGTTAAAGTATGCAACCTTGCCGGGGCCTAGCGCATCAGCTTGCACGCTGCGTGGTTGCTTGGCTAGCCACTCGCCATAGCTTTGATTGATTGGCACTTGGCCATCTTTGCTAGCCCTAGTTGCCGTGGTTGATGGCGGCAGGATGTCTGGATCGATCACCGGCACTGTCGTTGACCTGCAGTTGAAATGCTGCGGCGGCATCGGACCCTTGCCGTATTCAAACTCTCGACCATCCAATGCACGACAAATGCTGCTGGTGCGGGTATCCAGTGTTGCCACATAGCGATATTTTTTAGTAATGTCTTGGTTGGCTTCATATACCTGCTGGCTGGCGGTGTTTGCAACTTGATTGATGCTGGTGCGTACTAGCGTAATGATTTGATTATCGGCTACGGCTGTTGCTTGCCCGCCTGCTGCTACCAGTTGCCGTACGGTCTTGGCTTCCTCGCCAAATTGCAGGCTACCAATCAACCGCTTGGCGATGTCGGGCGTAGTTTCACCCGTCAGCAAACCTTGCCGTACCACCTGGCTAAACCGCTCAGCTTGGTCAACGGCAACACCACGAAATGCCTTGGTTATGACCTCACCATTGGGCAGCGTAATAGTGGCACCCTTGGCAGCAGTAAGGCTGAATGTCTGCGGTGCGCCCTGCACTGCTGCAAACAGGTCATCGCTAAGCGCCACCACGTTGAGCTGCGTCGGGTCAGTGGTGACCACCGACTGCGCAAACTGCGGGCTGATCTCCACGGTGCGTACTGCATCACGGCTACCAACCGGCAATGCCTTACGCAACTCTTGAGTTACAAACTCAGATTGCAACTCCGCCAATCCTTGCAGCTCGGTTGCAGTTAATTCGGTTGCGTCACCTGCCCATCCTGCTAACGACTGCTTGAGCTGCGCCAAGATGCCACGCAACCTAGCCGCCTTATCCGGTGCCGCTAAATCGTCAATTACACGCAACTGGTTAACTGCATCAATAATGATGTCGTTGTACGCATTAATGACACGCCGCGCCACGCTGTTGCTGTAGCGGTTAAGGTCAATTGCATTGCGATATAGCGACTCAGGTGTGCTCATTGGATGATGCCTAAATCCTTAGCGGCATACCCTGATCGGATGCTGACATTAGCGCCGCCTTGTAATGCGCCGCTAACAACTGCGGCAAATGCGTCATAACCGTTTTGGCCATCTTCCATCAGCACCATCTCGTCTATTTCATCTGGTTTGCCGTCTACATACCAGCTAACGCGCACGATCGCTAAGATCTCATCCGGCAGGCTGCTGACGTGATAGTCAAGCTCCTGCTGTCTCGGCTTCTCCGGTTCGATCATCACTGCCACGTCGATCAACCAACTGATCAGGTGGTCCAGCAGGTCGTAAATCCATTCCCGCACTTGATGTGGCATCTAGTTCTTCCTCAACGTCGAAGTCATCGCCTAGCACCTCACCATCAGACAATTGCTGCAGCAAGGTTTCTTGGGTGATGGTCCCTGCAGTGTAAAGCTGCAGCAGGCTGTTGATCTCCTGCGGTTCAAGCCTGGTGCCCATAAAGTCACGGTTGACGCGGCTGCTACCGGCGGCTTCATTTTGGCCGAGGTACTGCGCATGAAACTGCAGGCAGTTGTCGATCATGTCTTGCATATTCTGCGCAATCACCATCATGGTGCTGTCGCCTTGGCTGCGGTTGATGCGCTTGGCTTCAGCAGTTTCAGCGGTCAGCTTTTGGCCTAGCACTGCTGATAGCCCCAGCTCGTTGATCTGCATCGCCAATGCTTCTAGCCGCTTGAACTGGTACTGGAAACTGGTACCACCGGGTTCGATGTACTCAGCGCGCCCTTCAGCAGGAAATGCAATGGCTTCACCGGGACCTGCTGATACCTCCTCGGCGCTTGATGGGAAGCCGTAAAAGGCCAGCATCGGCACGGCTGAGATATGTAGCTGGTTGTCAAGGTCTGACTGGATCTGATAGGTCTTTAGGTTCAGCTCTGCAATATCCTCCAGCGGCGGCCGTGACTCCATGAAGCCAATGCGGTTGGAGTAGGCGATGCTGAACGGGATCGAGCTAAGGCTGGTGCGGCCTTCATCTACAACGCGGAAGTCACCCTTGTCATCCTTCTGATGGATCTCATATTCACCAGGCGTTAATACACGCACCTGCTGCACTAGCTTCTCGCCGTACAAGCCATCGGGCACGCTGGCTACCTCTTGTAGGCGCAGCATGGTTAGCTCCTGCTTACCTTCCTTTGCTTCAGTTCTCCATCCTAAAATCTGGCGCGGCGTATATGTCACCCAATAGGGTCTACCGCCATCAGCAGGTGCATCCACCAATGTACCAACGTGCCCATAACGCACCATCTTGCGTGCTGATTCGTATGTCCAGACGTTGAGGTCATTACCGTTGAGGTCAACATCAAATAGCTGCTCGGTGATAGTGTCGCTGGTATCAACCAACCGCACCGGCTTGCGCGTCAACATACCAGCCAGCAACCGCTCAAGGCGCTGGTAGTACGGCGGGCATACGCTACGCGCTAGGCGGTTATCGTATGACTCATCCTGCTCCCTAGGTTCCTGCGGTAGGTAGCGGCGATGCTTCTGCCGCATCCCAAAGGTGCCTTGCAGTAGATCTTCAATCAAGATCCAGTGCGCTTCCTGCGCGTACCAGGCAGTGTTCGGGTCTTGAACGCGAGTTACCTTGCGCTCTGTTAGAGGTCGGTCGTATGCGCCAAGGCCCGAATACATGTTCTACGTCAAGCTGCCGTCAGCCTAATACAGCCTTACGCCAGTTCCACGTCCAGCGCCTGCATGTAATGGGTTGAACTCACGCCATATGACGTAACCCAATGCGTCGTTCATGTGGTCGTAGCCGCCATCCTTATCGGGGTCGCCTTTCTCGCTGTAGCTCTGCAGCTCTAAGCATTCGATCACCTTGCGGCAGGTGGCTGCAATGGTGAGCCTGACTTGGCCTTTGCCGTTTTCCAGCAAAGCTTGAACAGCAGCCACGCGATCACGAACGCCAGGGTTGCTCTTAGGTGATTGGTTGCTGAAGCCATAGGACTCCAAGATCTGAATATCGGTTTGGCTTGCATTAGTGCTGCGGTTACCACCGCTGGCATCTGGGTATGCGTAGATGCGGTGATCGGGGTAGCGGCGCTTGATCTCCTGCGCCAAGGCGTCGGTGTCATGCGCGCCAGATATCTCATCAACTACTAGCAGGGTGTTGCTTTGCCTGATGGCGATGACGGCTGACATATTGCCAATGTTGAAGTCAACGCCAACGCGCAACGGTTGCTCGCTGATGTCTGGCAGGTCGGTGATGATGTGCTTGGCGCGATCAAAGCGGTCATATACCTGGCCAGTGGTGAGGTTGACAAACTCACCGTCGAGGTATGCGCGTAACAATTGCGGGTCGTAGTTGGCTTGCAGCCGCTCGATGAAGTCCGGCGGTAAGTGTGGGTTATCAGCAGTGCGCATCTTGATCAACTTGCGATCAGTGCGCTGCTGGGCGTCATCACTGCCGAAGGTATTCCACATCCACCGAAACCCCTCGGGCGTCGATGCTGCTGCAAACTGCCTGACATTGCCAGACCGCAAGCGACCAAGAATCTTAGGAAATGCCTTGTTGGCAATGGCAGGCGTCACGGTGTCGATCTCATCCGCTAGCACCCATGCAAGGTTGAGGCCAATGATGCGTGACCAGTTCTCGAAGCTGCGGCACAGGATCTTGGTATCGCCGCCCGGCAGGTGCAGCATGTACTCCGGCAATGGGCTAGCGCGGAAGGTGTACGGGATGTCGTACGCCTCTAAGAAGTCATCGAAGTCTTGCACCCAGATGTCGCGCACTAGGATCCCGGTCGGCTCCATCACGCAACCAATGAAGCCCTGATTTGAAAGCGCAAGCATCACTGCCTTAGCACATAACGCCCTAGTCTTGCCGGCGCCATAACCAGCCGAGATGCCAATAATCTGCGTTGCGGTGTCATCCACAAACGCAAGCTGGCCGGGATGCAGGTCATTGCGGATGCTTACCAACACCTCATCCATGGATGCTGCTGTTGGCATCTCCATGAAACTAAGCAGCGGCGTATCTTCGCAGATACCTGCAACAAGGCTCACGACATTTCAAACCGCAGCAGCCGCGCTTGCTTGTCTAGCGCTATGAGCGCAGTGTTGATCTGGTCCTTATCAGCAGCGCGACGCTCGTATTCAAGCAACCTAGCCAAAGCTGACTCCATCCACTGAGGGCGCGCTAGCTCAGCGTCTAGGGCCAAAAGCTCGCGGGCGCGAGCAATGTAAGCATCAGCCTGGCGATCGCCTATCCCCCAGTTTTCTGCGGCAAACTGAATGATTTGCTTTCT